CACGACAGCAGCAGGCGACGATGTGATTGTTTGGGGCTCACATAAGAATGTGGAGGCTGCTTTGCCTGCGCCACTAGTCACTGACGCTGCGTCTACCAGTGTGGCGGCATCTATCTTTAGGTCTCTACAAGGCCATGAGTTTGGAACTGGCGCTGGCGTACAAACTTATAGCGTTCCTGGTCTGTCCTTCGATGACGAACAATATGCTGCCATTGTGTTCACTCCAGTTACGATTAGCTTCGGCACATTCACTGCTGTCGGAGCAGGCGCGGTATCTACAGCAGAGGCTGACGGCACTTATGGTGAATTCACGATCTCAGGTGGTTTAATTACGCCAAATACCTCACCGCTTACACCTGGGTCCACAGTTATAGGCGGAACAACCATAGCCGCAGTTGCAGATCAGAGGCACTTTGCGACCTACGCAGAACGCGCCACAGCCTACGCAGAAGTGCCTCTTGACGGATCGATCACAATGATCGGTAGGTCCAAAGACTATATCACAGATGAAGGTTTCCTGCTTTGGATACCACCAGCTCGCGTCTTCACCTCTGAGCAATTGATCACATATGAAGGCTATGTCGAAAACAGCGCTACGGAACCTAGTTTGAACGCATGGGGTGCAAGAATTGGCCCTATCATTTTTGACGGCGTTTCTAAAGTCAGACTTAAAAATGTCAGCGTTTTCCATGGCGATCCATCCACAGGATACAGCGGTGCAGACATATCCGCAGGCTACAACGACGCACCGCTGATTGTGGCCAACGCATCCAGCTTCATCAAGTTCGAGAACGTCGAAGTTTCTTCCACATCATTCGTGGAAGTTGTCACGGCAGACGGAAACTATGCCAACAGTGGCTTCCGTAAGGCGGGCAGTGGATACAGCAATATCGTCATGTCGCAAGGCATCTCGTTCAAGGGGCCAGATAGCGACGCGACGAACTGTTTTATCCACGACTGCGCGAGGGGCATGTACCTCGGCGCTGATCGCTGCGGACACTCCAACGTCACGATCCAAGACGTATACACCAATTTCACAACGTGGGGATCAGCAGCAGATGATATGTTTGCATACGATTTTGTACACATTGGCGTATGGGCGACACCTTCCGACAATACAACAGGCGTGACGGCAACCGACCCTCACTCGTCCACAGGCTCATCCGGCGACCCCTCTGATGGGGCAACTATGTCGAACGTGACTATCGCGGGAGGCTACTCAGACGTAGCGTTTTGGCGGCGTGCTGATTTGCATGATGCGCTTGGTTTCCCTGTACCGACATCATCATCGACTGGTGCTAAGTTCAATGATCCCAACCTTCCGGGTGCGGGTTATCCCGGCAACGGTCAGGACACCTACGCCAACGTCAAGTTTCTGTACAACCTTAACGTGACGGGCAACATTGGCCAGATGATTGCGGGATGTCGGGATGCCACGGTTTACGGGAACGTAAATTTACGGGCAACGTTGTTCGGCAGCGGCACGCCGGGGTTCTATATGGATGCCGTCGAAAACCTGAAGATTAGTAAGAACCTCTCCCCTTACCGGAACACCACTTACGAATTCGATGGTGACACAGCCAATGGTTACGTCGTCACGGATGATACTGTGACGGGCTATGACAACTTCTGGATGGAAGGCGACTTCTACCGAAATGAGTTCGTTGGCCACGAGACCAAGGGCTTTGATCGTCTTGAGGCGCATGAGATCAGAGACGCCTACACCATTAAGGCGGGCAGTTGGTTGCTGGATAATGACATGGGCGGGCCAAGCTCGCCCAACTATCTCGGCGCTGGTGTTGTAGCTAATGCGTTCAGCGTACCGACACCAAGCGTCGGTGTGGAGGGTTCTTATACGCGCACCCAATGGAATGCCGATGCTCGCTGGTCTGGTACATATAAGACAGGGGTGAGCGCTGGTCTTGTTGGTGGTTTCCTCGTCTCCTTCACGGCAACTACGGGGGCGGACGGCTCACAGCGCACGGTCTTCGATAGTCAGGGCAACACCTTCGAAGTATCTCGTACTACTTCTGGACGGATTGAGCTGTATCTCAAGAACAGTGCAGACACGATCCCGATGCTGAAGTTCGTCAGCAAGGATACTTACGCTGAGGGCGTTCGGGTGGACATGGCGTGTGAGTACGACTTCAGCAAAGGTATCGCTCGCGTCGCGTTCAACGGTGTGATCGACGGTTATGTCCGTGGTTCAGATTGGGACTTGTCCACCATCGACACAGATACGCTTGGTACAGTCAAGACGATGTACCTTGGTGGTCAGTATCTCGGCGTAGTTCCCTCACACACACGTCCGTGGATTGGCGAAATCGGACTGTTCGCCTGTCACACCGGTGCCTTGCTGGGGCTGGATAGTGATGTGGGTATGTCTGCGATATATGCCGCCCCAGGTGGTTATTTCAAAGACCTCGGCACTGCTGGCGCTAACGTGATTGCAGGTGGCATGGATATGTTCGTGACGATGGAGGATGTCGTACCGACGCAGCGTCAGGCAGGCGCAGGGACATTCTCCGCGAACAGCGGGTCCGTGGCGCTGACCTTGGCCGGGCCTCCCCCGGCTACGGTTGAACCAGTTGTGCTCGACGGTACGACGGCGTGGATCGACATGGACGTAGCTCTGGGCGCGTCGGTGCCTTATGTGACGGCGGCGTTTACGGTGAGCATCCCCGAAGCCGTGCCGAGTGTCGGCTTCGTGCTCAACTCAGGTAACGGCACAGGCGACTGGCACCTGTCACTGTTTGACAGCAACCAGCGGTGGTTCCTGAAAGCTGAGAATACCGCGGGCTCCTCTATGGGGTCGGTGTACCTGACCGGTTCAGCCATGGCCACGGCTACTGAGCAGAAGTGGCTTGTTAAGACCCGCGTAGGTTCGCAGCAAATCTGGATCGACGGTGTGCTTGCACTGGATACTGCCCTCAACGGTAATGCACAGAAGTCACCAATCCTGATCGGTGCAGGCAATATCGCTGGTGGTGCAATGGGTGTGCTGCATGTCTCGAACATGTGGTACTCCATCGAGGACAACACCACAGCGGTCTACTCCGACTTCTACGACGGCGGTGGCAACGCGGTGTACTCGGGGACAGTCGCGGGCATGGTCCCACTTGTGGACCTGAAGTCTCTCGCAGACTGGAACGCCAGTACCTACGCAGTCGGCACGTTCGTGGCGGCATAAGGAGAACGACAGGTGATACCCCCGCTTAGATTTAGGCGGGGGTTTTAAGTCTAAATCAAGTTCTTTACTTTTTGATGCTTCCAATTTATTTAGTAAATTTAAGTTCTTAATACTGGAGATTCTTAAAATGCTAACACTTGGAGCTGTGCAAGAAACTCTCCCTGCACAACATCGACAAAATATTACTCAGGATATGGTTGATCAGCTCAACTCCTTGTCAAAGGATCCTGAAGAGGCCCGGTATATCCGGGATAATTTTGTGACTTTCTCTCAGGTTTTGCAAGAAGGTCGTTACAAGGTTGGGGATTATGTCCGTGCTGTGATGTATGTCTCTCACAAGGTCATGGGTAAAACAAACTTGGATGCTTATCGAGCAACCTTCCCTGATCGCTATGCGTCGATGAAGAATGCCGGGAAAGAAGCCAAGGACATTGCTTCGATTGTGACTGCCTACAACAAAGGGCAGTTGGTCACGAAGATCATGGAACGTGCGATGGTTCCTACTTGGATTCTGAATCAAGATGTATTCCAGTCTGCCATCAATACTCAGTATGAATTGATGATGGACATTGATGTTTCACCAAAGGTCCGGAGTGATGCAGCAAACAGCTTGCTGACCCACCTGAAGAAACCAGAAGCCACACACAAGACAGAGCTGAAGATCGACATTGGTCTGAACGATGGTATGGCTGCCCTTGAGCAGCAGCTCGTTGCTATGAGTCGGAAGCAGCTTGATCTGATTGAACATGATCCCAATGTCTCTGCGAATGACATCGCAGCATTACCCATGAAGACGGTGAATCCATGATCCAAGGTGAAGACTTCGTCCCAGAAAAGACCGTAGATGATTACCTCAACGAGGTAGACTTCATGATGCTCAACAGTCACGCTGGGTACATTCCCAGTGAGTTCTCGTTGAAATTCATGAACTTCATCAAGCTGGTCAACGGAGATCAGGGCGAAGACAACAAGACACCGGTCATGCACCTTGCTATGTTGGACAAGCTGGCCAGCAAAGAGAAGAAGATCGCCAACCTCTGTGCTCGTGGTACGGCGAAGACCACTCTCTTCATGGAATACCTGACTCTGTATCTGGCAATGTTTGGAACCCTCCCTAACTTTGGAGTGGTCACTGGGATGTTGTACATCTCGGACTCGATGGACAACGGTGTAAAGAGTGCTCGGAACTCAATCGAGTTTCGATACAACAACTCTGAATTCCTTCAGGCATGGATCCCCAAAGCAAAGTTCACTGAGAATTATCTGGAATTTGAGAACAAGCGTGGACACAAACTGGGCGTAAAGATGTTCGGTGCGAAGTCTGGTATCCGGGGTACAAAGATCTTCGGGAAACGTCCTGTGTTGGCAGTGATGGATGACTTGGTTTCAGATGCTGACTCCAAATCCCAGACTGCCATGGAAGCAATCAAGGACACAGTTTACTCCGGAGTCCAGTATGCGTTGGATCCAACCCGGAACAAGATGATCATGAACGGGACACCGTTCAATAAGAACGACATCGTCTATGAAGCAATTGAGTCCGGAGCATGGCATGTCAACGTGTGGCCGATCTGTGAGAAGTTCCCCTGCTCTCGTGAAGAGTTTCGTGGAGCTTGGGAAGATCGCTTCACCTATGAGTATGTCTTCGAGCAGTACAACTCTGCCAAGAAAGAGGGAAAGTTGAAGAGCTTCCGTCAAGAACTTATGCTCCGGATTACTTCGGATGAATCTCGTCTGGTTCAAGACTCTGAGATCCTCTGGCGTCCACGAGCACCCGTGCTCCAGAAGAAGCAGAACTACAACTTCTACATCACCACTGATTTTGCTACGTCGTCGAAGCAGACAGCCGATTACTCGGTACAATCAGTGTGGGCATACAATCAATCTGATGAGTGGCACTGGGTTGATGGGGTCTGTGAACGCTGGACCATGGACAAAGCTATTGATCAACTTTTTGAGTTTGTTGACGAATACCAACCTCAAGGTGTAGGTGTCGAGATCAGTGGACAACAACAAGGATTTATCCAATGGTTAATGAACGAAATGAATTACCGGAACAAATTCTTCAACCTGACGAACCAGAAGGGGAAACCTGGTATCCGGCCAACCACAGACAAGCTGGCCCGTTTCAATATGGTTGTCCCATTCTTCAAGGCAGGAAAAGTGTTTTTCCCAAGTGAGTTGAAAAATACGAAGACACTTGGTATCTTCATAGAACAGATCGCCCTTGCAACCAAGGACGGTATCAAAGGCAAAGATGACTGCATCGACACGATTTCCATGTTGCAGTATATGAATCCTTGGACCCCCAGCTCAGATACGATGGACGATGGTGACATTTCATCAGTACGTTCGAACCAAGTTTGGGGTAGTAATTTACTCACTCCTGATGATACAGATGAAACGCAATATGGATCCTATGTGGTCTGATTTTCTCGAAAGAGGGTAACACTATGATCCCATTTAATTCCTTCAGCCAACGTCTGGCTTTCGGTCAACTGAAAAACACATCTGCCGTGGATGAAGATAACCTTGGGGTTATCTGCCCAAAACACTATGGAACTATTTTGTCTTTGACCAATCAAGGTTTAGTAGATCTGTCAACACGGTTTCCATTGATTAAAGGTCAAGTCGATTTGACATTTGTCTTGAACCAGAACATATACCCACTGACTCAAGCCAATCTGGGAACATCTCTCACAGATTCTCCGGATGATACATTTCTTGATGACGAGTTTGTGAAGGTGCTGGATCTGTTCGATGCAATCGGAGATCGACATGTGGTCAATACTAGTGGTCACATTCTGACACCATCATTCAACACTCTTCGTTTTACAGATGCGAAGATTACTGAATTCACAGAGATTGCTTCTCCAGACCCAGCACGGATTCGCATTCGCTATCAAAAGAAACATCCAACAATTACTTCGACTGGGAATATCAATTTACCCCCGAATCTAGAGACAGCATTGCAACTCTTCGTTGCATCGTTGTATATAAGTCATATGGGCGGACCTGACCACTCAGCCAAAGGCGATAGCTATTATGCCGCCTACCTCCGGCACATCGGTGAGGATGAAATGAAAGATTTATCGTCCACCTCCGAAGTTGAGGAAAACGATAAGTTTACAAACCGGGGGTTTGTATAAATGGCTGACTTAAAAGATCCGAACCTAATCGGGGAAGTATTCAACCAGCGAGCTGCAATTCTGACGTTCATGGGATCGTTGGGTGGTAGCGTGCGAGCTGCTGTTTTGAAGACAACTTGGCGTGAAGGTCTTCGTGTGGTATTCGTTGGTGGAGCTGTCGCATTTGGCGTCGGTGTACTTGGGCCTGTAATCATGAAACCGTGGATTGGCGAATTACCTGATGAAATGGCTGGAGCTTTAGGGACTCTAACAGCCGCCTCCTTTTTTGTTGGTTTGGTGGCAGTAACACTCGTTGAGCGATTCATTTCTGGTCCTACTGATGGAGGTGGAAATGAGGCATAATAACCAAAGTATAAAGGTTTTTCGGGCAGAAAAAACAACCAAGAACCAAGATGACTTCAAGGTTCTGGTAGTTGGTTTAATGATTTCAATTATAATTCTTCTCATGATCCCATTCGTAGGTACTACCTATGATAAACAGTTTGCTGAACGTCCGTTTCTAACTGCGACCGTTGAGATCGTGAAGACAGATGACTATGAGCTTCCAATGCTTCTGTATGATGCAGATGCGAAGCAGCATGTACAGGCAACATGGATTGCCACTATCCGGGATGCAAAAGACATTCGTTTGGAGACTCGTCGTGGAAACGGAGATTACATTGTTCGTGAAGACAGTCCTCGTCTTTGGACATGGGAAGCCTTCTTCGACAATGAGTCAGGTGGTGCTTCTCCTCGTGTTCCAGAACAACCTTTCATGGTTTGTCTGCGTTACACATCTCGGACTGTGGACACCAACACGGTCGATGAGACCCCGGAAGTTTGCAGCAAGGTTTTCTACCCTAGTGAGGGAACCCCAATCGTAGAGGAAGTCCAATGACTATTTCCGTTCGTGATTACCAGATCCGGTGCAACTCGCTTGCTCTTCCTGGTTCAACTGTCCTGAAGGTTGACGGGATGAATGGCCCGAACACCCGTCGGCAGATTGCCATCGTGAAGAATGCGATGCAGGTAGATGACGATGAAGACATCATGGATCCCTCCGGGATCTTTCGTGTTCACTGGCACTGGGCTGCGTCCACGTACACGGTGAACTGGAACGTGGTGAAACACTACAACGGTGTGTTTGACAAAGATGGCAACAAGCATGACGGTGGGACACCTCCTCAACAGCAAGCTGTCTACCTCTCCGGCAAGTACGGCGTGAGCCATACCTTCAATGCCAACACAGGTGCTGTCGGTCTCTCTGTGGCAGCCATGGCTGAAGCCAAGGTGACAAACTGGGGAACTGGTGTCGTCGATCAGGGGAAGTACCCTCTGACTTGGGAAGGCATTGATGGGATGCTGAAGGAGACTGTGAAGCTGTGTCGTGAATTCGACATCAAGCCATCTCCGTGGACAACCATCACTCATGCTGAGGTCCAGACCAACATCGGGATCAAGCAGAAGAACAAGTGGGACATCCGGGTTCTTCCGGACAATCCGACCAAACTTCTGGGTGAAAAGGAAGCCGGGGACATGCTCCGTGCTCGAATGATGGAGAAATTCTGGTGAAATACCAACTCCAAATCATCGCTTTGATCGGAGGTCTCGCCCTGATGGGCGGGGCTTTCGTTTATGGGTATCACAAAGGTTCTCTTGCCGAATTGACAAAAATCGCTGAAAAGACTGCTGAAACCCAAGAAGACTTGTTCGATCTGAATGAGGTGATTCGCAAACAGACTGAGGCTCTTCGTCAAGCTGAACGTGAACGAGAGGAATTGATTGATGCACTCGAAGAAGAAGCCTCTGTGGCTGCTGGTTCTGATGGTCCCGGTGTTGTCACTACTGGGGGGATGCAGCGGCTCGAACGTCGGTGGGGTCCGAATCCAAGAACTTCCAACTGACGTAACTGAACCTTGCCCACATCCTTTGGAAGTGATCCAAAGAGTTCGAGGTCTTTCCGTTGGTTCAGATGAGATCCGTATGGGTCGTCTAGGTGATGCGCTTATAGAGTGTGGCGCTGAGAAACAAATTGCTGTAAACGCAAATCAACAACTCATTGAGATCTTTCGAAACTAGGAGTCGAATCGTGAAAAATGAAAACGACATGATCGAGAACGATGTCCAGTCCCCGAAGACTGACAACGACTCCACGTCCGAGATTTACAACCCTGCGGACCTGAGCAAACCTCAATCTGAGAAGCTGACCAAGTGGGCGCAAGAGCCTTCGATTGCTGATTTGAAAGGCGATCTGGAATATGCTCGTCAAGAGAACACCGACCAAAAGGCCAACGTCGAAGGATGGATGGCTCTTCGAAATGCAACCGGTGCTGAGTCTGGAAAAAAGACCAAGACTCCAGGTCGTTCTTCTGTTCAGCCAAAGCTGATCCGGAAGCACAATGAGTGGCGTTATCCTGCGTTGAGTGAACCGTTCCTGAACACGGAACGTATGTTTAATATCAACCCCCGCACATTTGAAGATAAAGCTGCTGCTGACCAAAACCAGTTGATTATTAATTGGCAGTTCGACACCAAGCTAAATAAGGTTGATTTCATTGACCGATATGTCCGTAAGACTGTGGATGAGGGGACATGTGTGGTTCGTGTTGGCTGGGAACGGAAGACCGAGAAGGTCAAAGTCCTGAAGCCTGTTTATGAATACACCATGATGGAAGTGGGTGATGAAGAGGGTATGCAGATGCTGGCTCAGGCAACTGAGATGGCGACATCTGATCCTGAAGCATGGGAAGCAGATCCTTCAATCCCTGATGAACTTCGGGCTGCCGTTGAGTATGGGCTTGAGGACCAAGAGATGGTTGTCGCCACTCAGATCGACGAAGAGTGGGTTGAAGAGACCAAGATCACATACAACCAACCTTCTTTGAAGATCGTCGATGTGGCGAACTTTTTCATTGACCCTTCTTGCGAGGGTGAGTGGGAAAATGCCCAATTTATGGTTCATACCTACGAGTCCACAAAGTCCGAGTTGAAGAAGCGTCGGATTTACAAGAACTTGGAAGAAGTGAACTGGGGTGCAAACCAGATCAAAGCACAAGTGGGTGATCCAGATCACGAGACAACCACACCCATTCCCGATGGCCGGATGAACTCGGACAAAGCCAAGGTGCTGGTCTATGAATATTGGGGTCTGTGGGATGTTCACGGTGATGGGGAGATGATCCCGATTGTTGCCACCTTCATTGGTGATACAATGATCCAGCTCACAGAGAATCCATTCCCTGACCGGAAGCCTCCGTTCGTTGTTGTTCCGTATATGCCTATCCTTGGTTCAATCTGGGGCGAAGCTGATGCTTCTCTTCTGCAAGACAACCAGCGGATCCTTGGTGCTGTTACTCGTGGTACGATTGACCTGTTGGGTCGCTCTGCAAACGCACAGTCAGGCTATGCTAAGGGCTTTCTGGATCCAGTGAACCGGAAGCGTTTCGTGAATGGGGAAGACTTCGAGTACAACCCGAACTCAGATCCTCGTGTTGCAATTCAGCAACTACAGTATCCTGAGATCCCGAACTCTGCTCTGACAATGATGCAGCTCCAGAACGCTGAAGCTGAGGGTCTGAGCGGGGTCAAATCATTCTCAGGTGGTATCACTGGTGAAGCCTATGGCCGAGTCGCTCGTGGTATCTCTGGTGCGTTGGATGCGGCTGGCCAACGTGAGATGAGTATCCTCCGTCGTCTGGCCGAGGGTATGCGTCTGATTGGCCGTAAGATCATGTCGATGAACGCTTATTTCCTGGAAGAGAAAGAGATCATCCGGGTCACGAACAAAGAGTTCGTCGAAATCAAACGCGAAGATCTGTCTGGGAACTTCGATCTGCTGGTGGACATCTCCACTGCTCAGGTTGACGAACAGAAGTCTCAGGATCTGGGAATGATGCTTCAGACGATTGGTCCAGATATGGATCCCGGTCTCTCGAAGATCATCCTGGGTCAAATCGCAGATCTGAAGCGTATGCCTGATCTTGCAGAACAGATCCGTGCTTATGAGCCTCAGCCTGATCCGATGCAGGTTCGTATGCAGGAACTTCAGATCGAGAAGCTGGAAGCAGAGATTGCTCTGGACCGTGCTCGTGCTCTTGAAGCAGAAGCCCGTGCTGAAGGCAAATCTCTTGATACAGAGCTTGAAGTTACTGGTTCTAAGCATCAGCGTGATGTTGAGAAGATGGGTGCTCAGGCTCGTGGCAACCGTGATCTAGAAGTCACCAAGGGTCTCCTTAAAGGGGAGACTCCTGCTGGTATGATTGAGGCTGCTGTCGGTTTCAATAAGTTGGTGGAAGAATCAGATCGTATGCAGGCAAAGCCTGAAGCACCTTTGGGACGACCACCAGTTGAACAGCCAACGTTGCCAATGGCCCCCCTTGGAACTATTCCCCAACAACAACCTCTTGCTTTACCTCAGTAAAGTAAGTTACGAACAATTTACTGTAACATATCAACCACAAAGGATGTGGCAATGAACCTATACGACGAAAATGTGCAAGACACCGAGGAAACAGCACACCTCACAATGGAACAGTATCAGGAGTACAAAGCCTCCTGTGAAGAGCTGCTCCGTCAGGCAAAGGCTGCTGCAAAGCTGTCTGAGAATTCTGAGTTCAAAGAAATCGTTATGGATGCGTATTTTGACCAAGAGCCAAAGCGGCTTGCTGGTTTGATGGCAACTGGCCGTCTCTCGGACAAGCAGTTCGATGAATGTATTGGTGAGCTTCGTGCCATTGGTTCCCTCCGGACATTCCTTCAGGACTTCATCCAGAAGGGCAACATTGCTCAGTCGGAACTGGAAAATCTGGAAGCCGCTTGGAATGAAGCAGTTGAAGCAAATGCTTCGATCAAGGGGGGTGAATAATCATGGCTGACGAGAACACCACACTCGACATCGACACGATGTCCGATGAAGATTTCATGAAACTCGACCCGTCTCAGATGCAGGAAGTAATTCCTGCTGACGAGCCAGAAGAGGAGACTCCAGTTGATGAGGACACTGGTTCAGAGGATGATGGTGAAACTGGTGAGACTGATCCGGATGAAGGAGATCCTTCTGGTTCAGAAGCCCCTGCTCCTGATTCCGATGAAGGTGACAAACCAGCCGATCCTCCTGCTGACCCGGAAGATGAAGGTGCCAATGAAGACCCTGAAAAGGGAAAGACATCTCCAGCTCCGGAAGGAAAAGATGAAAAACCAGCAGAACCAGCTCCTGCTGCGAAACCAGAATCGAAAGATGACCAGGCAAAATCTGGGGATGTGAAACCTGCAAAGGTTGATCCCAAGATTGCTCAGGACTTCTTCGAGAAGGTTTCTGCTCCTTTCAAGGCCGATGGTCGTGACATGCAAGTCAAGACTCCGGAAGATGCCATCCGTCTGATGCAGATGGGTGTCAACTATTCTCGTCGTATGCAGGAAATGAAACCCCTGCGTGCTCAAGATCAGATGCTGAAATCGAACGGTCTGAATGATCCTGAGAAGCTGAACTTCCTGATCGACCTGTCAAAAGGCGACAAGGGGGCAATCAAAAAGCTGCTCCAAGATCACAAGATCGACCCTGTTGATATTGACACCACTGCGGAAGATACTCCGTATCAGGCCAAGAATTATCAGGGTGATCCCAAAGATCTGGCCTTTGATGATGCTATCAAAGAGACTCTGGCTGCCGAAGGTGGTCGTGAGTTGATTGGTGACATCAACAAGGATTGGGACGAAGTTTCGAAAGAAGCTCTGCGAGATCAACCCACCATCTTCCAGAATATCCTTGCACAAAAACATTCAGGGGTTTATTCGAAGATTAAAGCTGAATTAGATTACCAGCGGACGATGGGTTATTTGACCCAAGTTCCCTTCCTCCAAGCCTACCATCAGGTGGGTGAGGCGATGCAAAAGGCTGGTGTTTTCGACGAACCAAAAGCCCAACCGACTGTTGTCGGCACTGGCACCCGGAAGGCTGCTCCTAAGCCGAAGACTGAGCAACCCACTCCAAACGTCTCATCGGCAACTCCACCCCGATCCGCTCCAGCAAATGCTGGCGGGCAACACGCAGAACCGGACTATTCGTCTATGAGTGACGAGGATTTCAAGAAGTTGGCTCCCCCCTCATAACGAAGAATCCAGTTGAGAAGTTTGAAAAGGAAATAACATGGCTCAACTTTACAATGCCCCTCCGGGTACGGCTTCGGACATTGGTCCGCAGTTCAACACTCACTACTGGGATCGTCGTTCTCTGATCGACGCTGCCGAACAGATGTTCTTCAGCCCTCTGGCTGACGTTCGCTCGATGCCGATGCACTACGGCAAAGAGCTGAAAGTCTACTACTACGTGCCTCTGCTCGATGACCGCAACGTCAACGACCAGGGTCTCGATGCTACCGGTGCCGTCACTGCCTGGGGTAACATCTACGGTTCGTCCAAGGATGTTGGCCTGATCAGTGCTCGTATGCCGACGCTGACCGAAGAAGGTGGGCGTGTGAACCGCGTTGGTTTCACCCGTCTCGAACGCTCTGGCACGCTGCAAGAGCACGGCTTCTTCACTGAATTCTCGGACGACATGATGACCTTTGATACGGATTCCGATCTGTATGGTCACATGAGCCGGGAAATGGTGGCTGGTGCCAACGAGATCACTGAAGATCTTCTGCAAATCGACCTCCTGTCGAATGCAGGGACTGTGGTCTACACTGGTGTATCGACTCAAGACAGCGAGATCACTGGTGAAGGTGCCAACCCGTCGGTTGTTACCTACATGGATCTGAAGAAACTGAGCATCGTCCTCGACGATAACCGGACTCCGAAGAACACCAAGATCATCAAAGGTTCGACCATGCAGGATACGATGACGATTAATGCGTCGCGTATCATGTACATTGGTTCGGAACTTCAGATCACTGTCGAGAACATGGTTGATGGTCTGGGCAACCCGGCTTTCGTTCCTGTTCGTAAGTACGCTGCTGCTTCGACGATCATGAACGGTGAAATCGGTTCCGTGGGTGACTTCCGCGTTATCGTTGTGCCGAACATGATGAACTGGGAAGGTGCTGGTGCTGTTGCTACCGGTGCGAACCTCGGTTACTCGGACGACGGTGCCAACTACAACATCTTCCCGATGTTGGTTGTTGGTGACGGCTCTTTCGCAACTGTCGGTCTGCAAGGCTCCGGCAAGAAAGGTGCGAAGCAGAAGTTCAAGATCATCGTCAGGAAGCCCGGTAAGGAAATGGCCACGATTCAGGATCCTTACGGCAAGATCGGTTTCAGCTCGATCACGTTCTACCACGGCTTCATCGCCCTGCGTCCGGAACGTCTGGCTGTTGTCAAGACCGTTGCGGCTGAGTAATCAGCTCTAAGGGGAGGGGGCTAACGCCCCCTTTCTTATCCTTTAACCTCTATCTAATATGGAAGATCATCCAATGAACATCAGTAAACTCGCACCCGCTGAAGCTCTCGAAGCTGTCACGGCAATGGAAACTGTAGAGCAACTTCGTGAAGCAGCGACCTCAATTAACGTCACATTCTCCGGCAATACCGGTGAAGGTACGCTCCGGAAGAAGCTCATGGATACCCTGTCTGCCGATCTGAACGAGCTGGACACTGACGACGACGCTCCTGTCGATCTGACTGAACCAGAAGAAGAGACCATCCCTGATCTGGGCGGCGATAAGTTCGACCCGTCTGAAATCCAATCGACTGCTGGCCCTGCGAAGAAGGGTCCGTCGATGAAGGAAATCCTGGAGATGGATCCGAATGAGATCACTGATCCTCTGCTCCTGCGTCAAGTGGTTCGTGCCAAGGCACTTCGTCTACGTCGTGTGAAGATCACCAATCTTGACCCTGCTGATTCTCAGCTTAATGGTGCCATCATCACTGCTGTGAACAAGTTCACCGGCAAGGTTGCCAAGTATGTCCCCTTCAACGAAGAAGAACATCCCAACGGCTACCACATCCCTGAGATCATCTTGAACCAGTTGAAGAGCCAGAAGTTCCCTCTCCGGAAGGAGATTAAAGGCGGCCAATTCGGCGTCAAGAAGTACAAGACCACAATGATCAATAAGTTCTCTATCGTCGAGCTTCCACCGCTTAACGAGAAAGAATTGGCTGAACTGGCTGCTCATCAGCGTGCATCTCACGCTATTGACTGATAACTGAAGAAGTACAATTTATTGTAAGGACTTATGGCTATGCCCGTAGAAGACACATGTAACGCAGACGCACAGGCTAATAGTCTTTACACTTCTTTGGTTGGAGATCTGGATCCGATTGACTCTGTAAGTCTCTCGGATCCAGCTTTTAATTTTGAGATTGATGAAGACAGTGACCTATATTCTGATCTCTCTTCAGTCTCACTAAAAGATTTGACTGAAGTTGAGATTGATGGGAACGGTGTATTCGACCGTTTGATGGCTGCTGTTAACAACCATCTGAATCAACAATTCAAACTAAACCGTATCACAGGGGCAGAGTATTCCCGTGTATACTCAGAATCTTTGCTTGGAGTTTTGGGTACTGCTTCTCAATTTGTTCTGAATAAAGACAGACAGAAATGGGAAGCAGTCTCAGCTCAGTATGCAGCTCAGGCTCTGGAGCTGGAAGGCAAGAAGTCTCTTCTCAACTATGAACAGTTGAAGCTTGAGTACAACAAAAATCTTCTTGAGACTAAAGTCGTGGGTACTCAATATGCACTCACCAAGATGCAGATTGCGAATGCTGATATAGCCTATTGTCTGACTGCTTCGCAGAAAAAGATGGTCGATGAGCAGTTCGAGAAAGAACGTAGCCAAACCTTGGATACACGTTCTGATGGATCCTACGTGCAAGGTGTTGTTGGCAGCCAGAAAGCTAATCTCGATAAAGATGTTGAGACCAAAGCGTATAGCCTGAACAACCTCTTCCCCGCTCAATTGAGTGTTCTCAATGAGCAAGTTGAGAGTGAACGTTCAAAGACACTAGTTACTCGTCGAGATGGTACTCCTATTACTGGTTCTGTTGGTAAACAGATTGATCTGTATAATCAGCAGATTGATAGTTTCATTAAAGATGCAAAACAGAAAACTGCGAAAATGTATCTTGATGGTTGGATTACTTCAAAGACTTTGGACGAAAATCTTGCTTCTCCGAATGAGCTTGATGTCCCTTCAGTAAGTGAAGTGCTACTGTCTTTGAGAACAGAGAATAATCTTTAAAGGTGTCATCAGATGGGTTTGTTTTCAGGGAGTAACGTGATCAACGTTTCTTCTTCAGTCTATAATCTGGCTGGAGAAGAACTTGATCGACCGAATTTCTTGAAAACAACTTTGTTTTCAGCAGTCATGAGTCCATACGATCTGTACTTGGGCGAGAAAATTATAGACAATTACTTGAAGGGTCCGGGGATCCTGCAACGATCTTTTTTCAATTGGGCTGTAAGAAATGAACTATCAGGTATCCCAACCTACTCTCAAAATATAATTGAAAATATATCACAGAGTATTGTAGAGCCATACATTCCTATTCCAGCCTCTCCTGCTGGGTTGGTTAACATTGTAATTTCTGCGGAAATTACATTTGGTGATTATTCTTTTTGGGCAGAACGTTGGTTGTTCGATAATGCCCCAGAAGAAGTCGCACTAAACTGGTTCGCAGACTACGATCAAACTAATCACCAAATTACCATTCAATATGAGAGTGGGGCTACAGTTGTTATCCCTGCTGATTCTTATGACAAGAATGAGAAGTTTGTTGTTGCTCGATACTACCAAGTAGTGCCGACAAGTGTGGAACCTATACAGGTTGGTACAAAAATCTTAAACATCACACCAGAGCCTTCGAATTCTGGTTTTGTGTTCAGTGCCACAGCAAACATTAATACTGTTGGCCATTCTCTGGATCAAACTGTTCGAGTGACCAAGGAGTATTCTGATGGAAGTCCGACCACGACTACAAATACTCCAGAGACGAATGTGGAAAGCTTTACCACTATTCGAGACACCTACACCAAAACAGAGTACGTCGGTAATACCGGTGGGACTCCAAACAACAATTCGAGCATAGAGACTACTCTTCTGATTTGGGAAAGAAGGAGGATCTATACTGATCCCACTTTCACTGTTGAAAGTGTTGTTGTTAATGATCTCGGAGGGGGAGATACTGAGACTGTAACTACTTCACGGTCTGGTGAGTATCTTGAACCAATCTATGATTACCAAGAAAAAACCCAAGAAACCATCTTTGACAAGATTGATGGGGATGGTGGTATTTGGATTTATATGATTGGTGGGGGAAACACTGTACTCAATGCTTTGGTGGTAGATACTGTTGCTGGGCCATCATACGAGTATTACCCTATTCTCCCCCTCAGAATTAACAATGAGAGCATCAGAGAACCTGGTTTTGAGGATCTGTATGCTGAAACCAAAAAAGCCTATAAGAAGGCCACAGGAGGTGGTCTTAAAGGGTATAATATTGATAACATCCTAGACAAGATTGAAGACAATCCTGACATTGGAGACATTGACTACTCTTATGTTCAGTGGGGGTGTTCTGTTAACATAATTGATCTTTCGAGCAAACGATACATTTATCTGTGGCTGAAGAGTTTGATGAATATTCAAAACACCACGTCTGCGGATATTACAGCTTTTGAGGATAGTGTTGTATTATATTCTGATTTTCAGGCTCAGTTGATTACATGGAGTGCTGCACAAAATAATAGCTTAGATCCGTTGTTTAATACGCCGAGACCCACGTACCCTTTGTACACTTCCCCTAAGACAACAACTATTCAATTGAAGAGTGATCATCCCCAACTCGGTGGGTTTGATAACAGATATACGTGGATAAATATTAATGAAACTTTTCACTCTGGTTTGGGAAAAGCCGGGGCTGTGCTAGATGATATTTGGTTTGATAATGGTTCAACGATTAACTGGAACATCTCTCAAGAGTTCGGAGAGCGAGAAGGATCTTCTTTTCGGATAATTGATAGAAGTGTCTCAAGTGTAGAGATGTTTAAACAAACAGGAGTAAATTCTTATTCAAAACTGACCATTTGGGGAATGTCTCACGACAACTTTATTTATCAAGGAAAAGCGGTCACCACTTCATTGTTTGACGGTGTGAACGATACAAGTGAATCTGTATTCCTAATCCCATTACACGCTCCAACAGTAAAACTGTTGGGTATCAAAGACTTTACTCAATTGAGTATTTCAAACACATTTATCACTTTTAATTCTTATGAGGTTGTGAAGAAAAAGTGGTATGAGTCCTTTTTAGGAATGTTGGTCGTTCTTGTTGTAGTAGTAGTGATCTCAGTACTTATTAACCCTGCACTAATGGCAAACGTGTCTGGTCTGTTGGGGTCTAATATTGCATTAGGAACAACTCTAGGTTTCACAGGTACAGCAGCCATTGTAGCAGGTGCTGTTACAAACGCTGTGGCTGCTATGATCCTATCTCAAGTGTTGTCTCAAGTAACTATACAGGTTTTTGGTGAAAAGTGGGGAGCCATTCTTGGTGCTCTGATTGGCTTTGCTTTGAGCTTCGGGATCTCTAACGGATTTTCAAACTTTAACCTCAGTACTTTGATGAACCCTCGTACTATTCTTAGTTTTAGCTCTGCGATTGCTAACGGGTACTCTGGCTTTACTCAAGCAGAGACTGCCGAAATCAATGAAGAGATGATGGGGAACCAAGAAAGTTATGATAAATCTGTTCAAGATTTGAACACTTTGTTACGGTCTTTGGGTCTTGCAGATGACTTGCTTTTTGATCCACTGGGACTTACAGAGAGTGCAAGAGGCAATGAGTATGGTGCAAAATCTAGTTATGTACCTGAATCCCTTGATCAGTTTATATCAAGAACCATGATCACTGGTTCGGACATTGTTGATATTACTCTCTCATTGATTACAGACTACACTGAACTACAGCTTACATTGCCTAAAGGTTAGGAGAAACAAATATGGGACTATATGCTAATCCGGTTGAAAACCCGCTTATGCCTTCAATGCCGGGGTTGGACACTACTGCAACAAATGCTGCCGTTGCCGGTAATACCAATAACATGGGGACTGGTTCTTGGACCTCTTCTCAAAATGGTACAATCTTCAACAGTCAAACTGGTGCTGTACAGAAGCCCGGATTCTTCGGTCAAGGGGGTATGGCTCAAATTGGTTTGGGTGCCATCTCTACTCTTGGTTCACTCTGGAACAGTTTCCAGCAGAACAAGATCGCCAAAAAGTCTTTGGCTCTTCAAGAACGGACTTTTGAAACCAATCTTGCAAACCAGACAAAGACGTACAATACGGAACTCGAAGACCGGATCCGTACTCGGTATGATACCGAACGTCGTGACCCTTCCGAAGCACAATCATACATCGAAAAGAACAAGCTGTAAGGGATACATATCATGGCTCGCCTCACTATTGAACAAATCAAGGCACCAGATCTTTCGGTGGCTTCTCAGGCAACTGCTCGTGCAGGGGAGGCGTTTCGTAAAGGTATGTCTTCTGCATCGGATCTCCTGTCTCAATACCAATCTGGTCTTGAGACACAGGGTGATGCTGAACTGACCAACCTGCTGGCTGGTGCAAAGAATGAAGACGAATGGAACTCCATTCTGGCTTCGACTGACTTCAGCAAGATGAACATCTCTGCTGGAATGCGTCAGAATATCATGAACCGTCGAGACAATATTCTGGGGTATGAGAACAAGCGTGCTGACACTCGTTTGGTTGATGCCAACACCGGCAACGTCAATGCTACTACTGCTCGGACACGGAATGCGACCGGCATTGACACGAACCAAGACAATCGAGCTGGTGAGCTGCATGGTGTCACCATGGCTGATCACAATTGGCGTCAAGGTGCTCGTGCAGAGGATGCTTCTTTGGCAGGGGCTGCTCTTCGTGCTGCTGAGGAAAGTGTGACCAATGGTTATGACCAACCTGGGGTAGGCGGCCCGGTCAGTGGTCAAAGCTCTGGTGCTGCTGCTGTCACTCCAGGGACCAATACTGGTCCTCGTGCAGATGGTTCAGGTATTTCTGTTCCAAATTCTC